TAGGACGTAAACGTTTTACTAAGATAACTAGATCTGAATGGGATCAGCTTAGTCAAAACAAAGCATTTGAGGAGGTGACATGTTAGAACCTAAAAAACAAATAAATAATATCTATGGCTATATCAGAGTTTCCTCTGAGCAACAAGTCAAAGACAACCTCTCATTAAAAGAGCAAAAAAAATCTATCGAGGAGTTTGTTGCCAACAAGTACAATGGTCGCAAGGTCGATAAGTTTTTTACCGATGCTGGTATTAGTGGCATGAAACCTTTACTTGAACGTCCTGGCTCTAGGGAGTTGACCGACACTATGGACGAACACGATGTAATCATAGCTACTAAGTTAGATAGGATAGCCAGATCACCATTAGAAATGATAAATATGATTCCAACCTTAGAGGAAACTGGGATCACACTTTACTTTTGCGATATGTTTGGTGATATACCTTTAGTTTTGCCCAAAGAAAAAGAAAAGACTGGCTTAGAGGCCAAGATGGATTTAACTAGAATGGCAAATAATCAGTTAGTTACTATGTTGGCTTGGTTTGCTGGTATAGAAAGAAAAATGATTATGGACAGACTAAATGGTGGCAAACTTGTTTGGGCAGAAAAAGGTTATGGCATAGGTGGTCGAACACCTTTTGGTTATAAGAAAGAGTATGATGAGTCTGGCAGTAGACGAAGAACTAAATTAATCCCTGTGCCAGAAGAACAAGAAGTTCTTAAACATATATGGGCTTTGCGAGAACGTGGTTGGGGTGCAAGAAAAATTGCTAGACAAATACAAAATAGCCACCCTGGATATGAGAACTTTCCATTTCACAAAGTTCACAGAATACTCAAAAGAAAATTTCAAGGTTTGCATGATTAAAAAAGAGATAGGCAAAGCAACTTTGTATTGCGCAGATTGCAAAGATGTTTTGCCTTTACTTAAAGACATAGACTCCTGTGTGACAGACCCACCATACGGCTTATCTTTTATGGGCAAAGGTTGGGATTATGATGTGCCTAGTCAAGATATATGGTCACTTGTTTTTGACAGTCTCAAACAAGGCAGTCACCTGTTATCTTTTTTTGGCTCAAGAACTTATCACAGAGGAGTGATACCTATAGAGGATGCAGGTTTTGAGATCCGTGATCAATTAATGTGGCTATATGGTAGTGGCTTTCCTAAATCTTTAAACATTGGCAAGGCAGTAGATAAGCTACAGGGCAATAAGCGAGAGGTGGTTGGTAACAGAAAGGCACATGATATTCGTGGCAATGCCTTAATGGAGGCAACAGTGCCAGAATATAAAAAAGAAAAATCACAGATTGACATACCAATAACCAAAGGCAATAGTGAATGGGAGGGGTGGGGTACAGCACTCAAACCTGCACATGAGCCAATAGTCATGGCAAGAAAACCGATACCAAAAACAATAGCCGAGAATGTGTTAGATCATGGCACAGGTGGTATCAATATTGATGAATGTCGAGTTGGAACAGATGATAACTTGATGGGTGGTGCATACTCTGGTGGTGAAAGAAAAGAGGGTGAATGGAAAGAACATAGTGGGTTCAAAAACAACAACTCAAACATAAAATACGAGCAGCCAAAAGGCAGATACCCTGCCAATGTCATGCACGATGACTCTGAGGTTGTGCAAGATATATTCGCTGATAAAGCTAGATATTTCTATTGTGCGAAAGCAAGTAAAAAAGATAGAGATGAGGGTTTAAACGAGTTTCAATATAAGCAATCATCTAGTATGTCAGGAAGAAGAAAGCCAGAAAATATGTCTGACTATAAAATAGACAATGATGTTACAGGTAGATTTGTCACAGAAAGGAAAAACATACATCCGACAGTTAAACCTACAGATCTTATGAAATATCTTTGCACTTTAGTAACACCGAAAGAGGGCATTGTGCTTGATCCGTTCATGGGTAGTGGTAGCACAGGTAAGGCAGCTTTACAAAAAGGTTTTCGTTTTGTGGGCATAGAAATGAATGAGGAGTATTTCGAGATAGCTTGTAGCAGAATAGAGGCTGCTCAAAAAGGACAAGGAGAAATGTTTTGACATTAGACAAAAAAGCAGCAAAGGAAGCCATAAGTGATGTTGCCATAGGTGTTGCCATGGCTTTTCCCATCTCTTTTGCTTTGCTATCTTTGACTAGGTATTTAGAGTTTAGTGTAGCTATGACCTCAATCGTGCAAACTTTAGTTTTCACTTTTGTGGCTTTAGTGCGAAAATATTTTGTGCGCGTGTTTTACAAAAGAAAGGAAAAAAATGGATCCATTTAAAATACCAACCCCAGCTTTAGTGTCTTTTTCTGGAGGACGAACATCTGGCTATATGTTGTATCAGATATTGAAAGCTTATAAAAATAAACTACCTAAAGATCTTTACATAACATTTGCTAATACTGGTAAGGAAATGCCAGAAACTTTAGATTTTATAAATCAATGTTCAGAAAAATGGGGCGTAAAAATACATTGGTTAGAGTTTACAATTGGAGAGGAAAAACCATTTTACCGAACAAAAGAGGTTTGTTATAAAACAGCAAGTAGAAACGGTGAACCATTCGCTGCCATGATTGATCGTAAAAAAATGTTACCTAACCCTTTTCTTAGATTTTGCACTAGCGAACTGAAAGTAAATGTTATGAAAAGATTTATGAAATCTAAAGGGCACAAAGAATGGTTTAACGTCATAGGACTTAGATACGATGAGCCTAGAAGAGTCGCAAAACAAAGACAAGCTAATGCTACAGGGCAAAACAAGTGGGAATCATTGTTCCCATTATATGATGCCGAACAGACAGTAGAGGATGTGTCAAAATTTTGGGACAATAATGATTTTGATTTAAAACTCCCCACACACAATGGCAAAACAATAGCTGGTAATTGTGATCTGTGTTTTTTAAAAGGGAGACAATCTTTAACGAGACTTATCAAAGAAAGACCAGATTTAGCAAATTGGTGGATAGAACAAGAACAAAAGATTGTGAAAACAAGAATAGAAAAATTTGGTGAAGAAAATAAAGAAAAAATTAATCAAACAGCATCGTTCAGAAAAGGTATAACTTACATAGAGTTAGTAGATATTTCTCAAAGTCAAGTTGAAATGGATTTTTTAGATGACGATACAAGAAGTTGTTTTTGCCATGATTAACAAGCCAATAAAAGTATTAAGTTTATTCGATGGCATGAGTTGTGGGCAGATAGCCCTAGATCAGTTAGGTATAAAAGTTGACACTTACTATGCAAGTGAGATAGACAAGTATGGCATAGAGATAACACAAAAAAATTACCCTAACACCGTGCAAGTTGGTGACATTACAAAACTAGATCCCAAAGATTTTGCAGACATAGATTTAATTATGGGTGGTAGTCCGTGCCAAGGTTTTTCATTTGCAGGAAAACAATTAGCTTTTGATGACCCAAGATCTGTTTTGTTTTTCGAGTTCATAAGATTGTTGAAAGCCATAAAACCAAAATACTTTTTACTAGAAAATGTCAGAATGAAAAAAGAATTTATAGAGGTCATTACACAACAAGTTTCGGAATGTTATCCAGACTATACAAACGGTCTGGATTTATTTGGTGGTCGTATTGAGCCAATCTTGATTAATAGTTCCCTCGTAAGTGCACAAAGCAGACAGCGACTCTATTGGACAAACATTCTTGGGATAGAACAACCAGAAGAAAGAGGTATTGTCTTGCGAGATATATTAGAAAATGATGTGGACAACGAATTTTATCATGGTAAGAAATCAATAGAATATATGGAAAGAGGCAATGATAAATGGCAACAAGCAGGAGCAAGAAGAGCAGATAGATATGAGCAAACAGCAGATAAGAAAAAGTCTTTTACCATAACAGAAAACTGGCATAAAGGAGTCCCATATAACTATTTTAAAGAAACCAAACCAATGTCTACTACCCAAAAAAAGATAGAAAAAAATAAAAGAGATCTAAATGAAAAAGCAGTTCCGTTATTAGCCTCTACCTATAAAGGTATTGGAAACAATGGCACAACACTCGTTCCTACCAAACCAAAAAAGGCTTTCAATATACCGAGAGATATATTAAAAGATAATGAAATGAGAAGAAGAGTGTATTCGTCTGAGGGTAAATCACCCACTATTATTTCTAGTTATAGTCCAAAAATTAAAACCAAACCAAAACAAGTTGGCAAACTAATTGAACAAGTTAAGGTCAGAAAACATGAAGTAGATATACCTAAATTACAAACATGTATTTTAGATCACTATGCCAAGTGTGGTAAGAACAAAAAAGAAATAGCAAAAGAGTTAAATGATAAATACTCTACAGTAGAACACTACTTTAGAAAATTGGGTAGTAACTTTTTTTGCATACCCTCGGAAGAACATTGGCCTCAACTAAAAAAAATATTAGGTATCGAAACAAATAAATTTGATAAACAAATTATGGAGTTTGAATTTAGAGATGGTGTCTTTGAAACAAAACAAAGAGTTTACAGTGATGAAGGCAAGTCACCTACTCTTACTCATGGTAGTGCAGATAAACTTATACAAGTTGGCGTAGCTGCCGACATCAACGGACACGACATACTCAAAAGGGTGTATAGTCCAGAGGGCAAAGGTCCTACTCTCTCCACTTGTGGAGGTGGCAATACAGAGCCGAAGGTAGTAACAGGTGGTGCTTTTCGTGGTAGAGCATACGATGAAAAAGGTCAACGCATGGATCGTGATGGTAACTCAGTTGCTAATAAGACTAAACAAATGCTAGAACTACGCAAGGACAATAAATCAAATGCCATCACGACAGTTGGCAAGGATAGTGTGGTAGTTGATCAAGAGCTAACCTGGAGAAAACTAACACCTCTTGAATGTGAAAGATTACAGACTGTGCCAGACAATTATACAGAGGGTGTTAGCAACACTCAAAGATACAAGATGCTTGGTAATGGTTGGACAGTTGAGGTTATCAAACACATACTCTCAAACATGACATTAGAAAAAAATTAACTTTGCTGTAAAATAAACCCATGACGGAAAAAGAAAAGATCATAGAATGTATAAATAAAGTTGATGACATGATATTACTAGATTTTATGACTGTACCTGTCAAAGAGGGCTTACAAAAAATAAAAACATGGCTTGAAGAAGTTAGGGACAATCTATGAGTGTCGGTTGGGGACGAGGCACATGGGGTTCGGGAACTTGGAACGGTGAGTCTGTATCTGTATCGCTTGGCACATTAGCGATTACATCTGGATTAGGTAGCACCACACAAGTAGCCAAAGCTGATATTTCACCAGGCACACAAATAGTTTCTTCTGGTTTGGGATCTCTTTCGGTTGTTGCCAAAGCTAATGTTTCGCCAGGTACACAAGTTACCACCTCGGCTTTAGGTAGTGTAATCGTACACGAAAACGAGGTAATTAACATGCCATCACTCTCTGTTACAAGCTCGTTAGCCTCTGTAACGCCAAGTGCAGCAGCGAATGTGACCTCAGATTCAGTCAGCTTTACTGCTAGTTTAGGAGTGCCTCTTGTTTACGGACAAATAGATACCAGTCAGACACCAAGTTTTTCAAACATTGCAACAAGTCAAAGTCCAAATTATACTTCTATAGAGACAGGCAGAGATGCCGCTTAAAAAAGTAAAGGAATAATTTATGGCAAGTGCATACACAAACGATTTAAGATTAGAAGAAATAGCTACAGGTGAACAATCAGGCACATGGGGCGATACCACGAATACAAATTTAGAGTTAATTTCGGAGGCTTTTAGTTTCGGTACTGAGGCTATCACAACCAATGCTAACACTCATACTTCTACAATAGCAGACGGAGGCACAGACGAGGCAAGGTCTATGTACCTCAAATATACAGGTGCTTTAGATTCTGACTGTACTGTCACGATTGGACCAAACACAATTTCTAAACTTTGGTTTATAGAAAACGCCACTACTGACTCTGGTAGTTCTGGACCTTACAATATCATCATAAAACAAGGCACAGGCGCTACTGTAACCGTACCTAATAGTCATGTAAAAGCGATTTTTTCAGATGGTGCGGGTTCTGGAGGTGCTATGGTCGAGGCTTTTAAAGATCTAAATGTTACCGACAATTTAATAGTAAGTGGCTCTACACCGACATTGACCATAGGAGATGCAGGTGAAGAAGATACCAAATTAGTTTTTGATGGCAATGCCAAAGATTTTTATGTTGGTTTGGACGACTCAGCAGATAAATTGGTACTTGGTGTTGGATCTAGTGTTGGTACAAATGGTATTTTAACTTTAGATGACGACTCAGTAACTATTGGAGATGGCGCTGCTGTTGATTCAAAAATTGTCTTTGACGGTAATGCACAAGATTTTTATGTAGGTTTAGATGACAGTGCAGATGATCTAGTTATAGGTCACGGATCAACAGTTGGCACTAATCCAGCAATAGAAATAGACGAAAACCAAGATATAAAATTCGCTCAATCAATAGGTGTTGGTCAAGCTGCATCTTCAACAACTGGTGATATAAGAGCACAAACCATGAGTTTGCTCGGCACCACACCAACTTTGACTTTGGGTGACGGTGGCGAAGAAGATGTCAAAATACAATTCAACGGTGTTAAAGATTTTTACATAGCCAATGATGATTCAGCAGACAAGCTTGTTATCGGTGAAGGCTCTACCGTAGGCACAAATAGCATTTTAACAATTACAGACGATACTGTAACTTTAGGTGACGGTGCAGAGGTTGATACGGCTTTGATCTTTGACGGTAATGCTCAAGACTTTTATGTAGCACTAGATGACTCAGCAGACGACTTATTAATAGGTAACGGTAGTACAGTAGGTTCAAATATAGCTATCGGCATAAATGCCAGTCAAGTAGTTAAATTTAATGATGCCTACACTTTCCCAACATCAGATGGTAGTGCTAACCAAGTTTTACAAACAAACGGAAGTGGAGCTTTATCTTTTGCCGCCTCACCAACACCTACCGCAATCTCTGATGCTGATGGTGATACCAAGGTCCAAGTAGAAGAATCTTCTGATGAAGATAAAATTAGATTTGATACAGGTGGTACAGAAAGAGCCTCTGTAATTGCTGAAGGTTTGCTTGTCGGTCAAGGATTTAGTGGTGGTATGTTTGAAAATGAAGCCTGTAATATTAGAAAAACAGGCAATAATGATGACGCAGTTTTAGCTTTAGATTCAGATACAGGTGACGCTTCTTTTTACAGATTCATGCGATTTTATAGAAAAAATGCTAACTCAAGTTTAGCCAAATTAGACTATGATCTCTCAGGAGATTCAATTTCTTTAGCAGTAGAATCTGATGAAAGATATAAAACAATTACAGGACCAGCTGATGGTTGGAATCTAATTTCCAAACTAGAACCAATAAAATATACAAGACCATCCGAGGGAGTTACTAATGGGTGTGGTTTTGGAGCACAATCATATAAACAGGCTTTTGATGACATAGGAGAATACGCAAGAGGTGTCACAGAGGGTTCTGATACAGAAAAGTGGATGTTAGATTATTCAGTGCTAGTGCCAAACTTGGTAAAAACTATACAAGAGCTAGAGGCTAGAATAGCCACATTAGAGGGTAGTTAAAATATGGATGATAAAAAATTTTTTGCAAACATTCTACAATTGATAGATCACTCTTGTAGAAGAGGTACATGGAATGGTAAAGAACTTCCAGTTTTAGCAAAGCTACAAGATCATGTAGTTGCAAAACTGAAAGAGCTAAATCAAAATGTACCAGATAACTTACAATCTTTGGAAAGCGAACCAGAGAAAGTAATAAAGGAGAAATAAATGTTAGAATTTTTTGAATATTTAGTTAGATGGGTACAGATAGTACCATGGATTGTTATGAGTTGTAGTCTTATAGCAAGTCTTACTCCAACACCAAAAGACGATGTTTGGGTAGGCAAAGTATATAAAGTCATAGATTGGTTGGCACTTAATGTTGGAAGGGCAAAAGACAAATGAGTTGGTGGAAAAAGGTAGTAGATTTTATCTCTGGCACTGAAAGAAAATTGGTAAGAGCTAGAAATGATAAAGGGCAATATATCGGTGATGATGATTCAACACCAGATATAAATGAAGCTTACGAGGAAGTAAGAGTAAAAAGAAAGCCAGGCAGACCGAAAAAATCATAAATGGCAGATAAAACCGCAATAAGCAAAATAGAAGTTCACGAAAGAGAGTGTGCTATTCGTTATGAAAACATAGAAAAAAGATTAGAGGATGGCTCACGTAGATTCGATAGATTAGAAGCTATGCTGTGGGCAGTTTATCCTTTTATTGTGGGTGCAGTTGTTTTAGTGAGGTTTGTATGAGTGACGGTAGATTTTCTGGTGACATGGATCGTAATGAGGTCGAAATGGATCTCAAAAAGTTCATGGCTATGGTTGAAGAAATAGGTGCACTAAAAGATAGAATAAGAGAACTAGAAGACGACAAAAATGTAAATCCTCATCAAAAATGGATTCATCTAGCGAGAGCCGTAGACTCATGGAGAATATTTCCGAGAGTTTTCCTTAGTGTATATATCTTTTTACTATATTATTCTACAATGTGGTTTATGGCTCTCGATCAACCATCACTAGAACAATCAGGCTTAATATCAATTATAGTTGGAGCAGGAGCCGCATGGTTCGGTTTATATGCAGGAACATCTAACTCATCCAAGGGTTTCAAAGGTGAGGATAAATAGGGTAATACTATTTTTCGTTTTTTTATGGTGTGGCAACGAAATACAAGCTCAAGCGACTGGCACTTGCACAGTTGGTTCAGAATATTGTGAGGGTGTAAACACAACAAATACCACCACTACAAATAATACTAATACTAATACCAATACCAATACCAATACAAATACTAATTCAAATACAAATGTTAATACTTCAACGTCAACTGCTAACAATACTAATGTTAATACAAACACCAGCACTGCTACTAACAATAATACAAATGTAAATACATCTACTTCTACAGCTAATAACACTAATGTAAATACGAGCACAAGTAATAACACAAACACAAATGTGAATACATCCACTTCAAACTCAACTGTAAATTCAAATGTTAATCAAAATGTGAACAACAACACCACAACCAACAATACTAACAGTAATTACAACGAGTCGAACTCTACCTCCAACAACACCAACACCAACAATAATTACAGCGAGTCAAACTCGAATGTAAACACAAACAACACAAATATAAATGAAAACAATACAACCTCTAATAATACAAACAGAAATATCAATGAGTCTAAATCGGAGCAAACCATCAATCAGAATGTTACAACAAAAGCACCACCTGCATCTGCAATAGCACCTAGCATAATGAGTTACTCACAAGATCTTTGTACAACTGGACTATCTGCTGCATATCAAGGACAGATATTTGGTTTTTCTGGTGGGA